CCGACGTACTCACCATACACGATACAGGACAGGGTGTGCTAGGGGCATTTGTTAAGACATTGTAAAGGCAAGAAGGGAGAGGAGCGCGAGCGAAGGGCGTTCAACTCCTCCGGAGATTTGCCACGGGCCAGTACGCGGCCAAGGCCAGCGGATGCCCCAGGCGGACCGCCACGATAGAGCCGAAGGCGGACGACGAAGCAAGCCCGGAACGGGGGATCGCCATGCCAACCAGCCGACCGACACCGAGCAAGAGTTACACCGAGCGGGTTTTGATGCACTCTTCCGGCGTGATTGCTTTCCCAGGTTCGCGCGCAAGCATGGTTTCGATCGCCTTCGGCGCTTATGGAACCGCTGGCGCGTGCGTGGTACCGTACCGCGGGCGGGTGGGGATGCGTTGCGACGTGTGCTCCCGTGCGGTGAGTTGTTGCATTTGTCGTGACTTCATTCTGCCGACACACGGCACAAAAAACGGGCTTAAAAAATAATGCAGAAATTTGCTTGCGAGTCGCTGTCGCTCGGTATGTGGCTGCGGTGGTTGGCGACTGAGGAGTGGTGGGGGTTTTTTTATGTCTGATCGTTTTGATTTTGATGCTTTTCGGCTGGCTAATTTTGGGAACGCGGTTGAGGTTTTGGATCTGTTGCCGGCGGGTTGGGTTTTCATGGGATTTTTTCCGAGTGGTTTGCGTAGTGAGCCGGGGGTTTGCGGGTTTGTGGTTGGGCCTGGGCCGGGTTCCAGGCTGACGCGTTGCCCGGTGCGTTTGACGCTGGCGGAGGCAGATAACAACTTGTCGGAGATCGTGCGTCTTCGCGTCGAGTCGGCGGTGCGCTCGTGTAAGCAGTTGATCGGATGAAGAAACTCGTGCGCTATGGATGAACGGGTGGAGGTGCGCGAGTTTTGGTTTTGGGAGTATGGCGCGCGCGATCGGTGCGCTGTGTGCCGCGCGTTGCTGCGTGATGGGATTTGCGATGGGCAGAACGGCACCGCGCACGCGTATGTCGCGGTCTATCATCGCTTGCAGGAGCGGCGCGCTCGGTTGCGTGAATGGGAGGGCACGACCGACCGCTGTGGTCGGCGGGGTGAGGAGACGGTAATGGGACTTTCCGAGAAGATCGATCCGGCGTTTGCTTCGCATACGCCCTCCGCCAAGGGGCTGGAGGCGATCGACCAGCTGCGATTCGGGTACTCGCAACTGAAATACATCATCGAGACGTACGCGCGTACGAGCCGGGAACGGTCGCTTGCGCTGACGGAACTCGAGGCGTCGGCGATGTGGGCGACCAAGGCAATCGTTACGGGCGACCCGGAGAGCCGGGTGGCTGAATGACGACAACGGTGGACGGCGCCGAGGCGGTCATCGACGGCACGATGCCGCTTCCCGAAATCAAGCCGGTCGGGTATACGACCGAGGCGTTGCTCATCAAACTTGCGGAGCGCACGCGAGCCGTGACGCGCGCGAAGAGCGAGCATGGCGTGACCGGCGGGCGCGTGAAGGAAGCAAACGAGAATCGCGAGGCGATCGTCGCGGCGCTCGCGCAACGCGGCATCGATCTGGAAGAGCCGACGCTCGACCTGCGCGATGACGAAGAAGTGCCCGAGTGAGCGTTCCACCCGCCGGGCTGACCATGATCCGCCGGCAGGATCCCGTCTTCGTCGAGCGCGTCGAGGCCGGACCCTGGAAAACGCTCTATACCGATATGGTGCGCGAGTTGCGAGTCACGCTCTCGAGCGGCGCGCGCGTGGAGATTGCGGCGCGGTACGCGTTCACGGCAAAGGAACGGCGCGATCTCATGGAGTCGATGGTAACGGGAGACGCGGCGCTCTCGCATCGGTTCTTGGAGAAACGCGCGTTTGCCATGCAGACCGTCCTCGGCGAAGTGCAACGCAAGTACGGCGCGATTCCGGCTGTGGTCTTGAGCCAAGCATGACGCAGAAACGGCCGGACAACTACGACGACCTGCTCTTGCAAGCGCGCGCGCTAATTGCGAAGAACGGATCTCCCCCGCGAAACATTGGCAAGCATCGCACGCTTGAGTGCGGCGGGATGCGTTGCATGGAAATGCACGTCCTGGGATGCCTCAACCCCCCGGCGATGACAGGCGAAGATTACATTAGCGGTCCGCTTTCGGCCGGCGTGTTGTATGGCAAATGGGAGATTCACACGGCGCGATATGCCGACGTGTTTGGTTCTTTTCCCGCGCCGTTCGCTCACAGAAACTATACGGTTGATCTGAGCGAGGCGCTATCACCCGGAGCCGACGAGGTTGCAATTTGAATAAACCGGACGAACCCGAACACAATCCCCGGATCACCGCCGCCCTCATCAACGCGGCCGGCGCCATCCTAGCAGCGCACGGGCTTGAGGACGAGAGTCCCACGCTGCGCGTTGCGGAACACTTCTTGCTCTCGCATTTCGAAGCGCACGGCGTTTCCGTTTCGGATGACGAGGAGCAAGAGAGCGTTGACGACTTCGAGATTGAAGGCCGTCGTATCGCGGAAGGATCTGGAAATGACGAGTAACGTGTTGGAAATCATCCTCATCGCTTGCCTAATCGTTTGGTTACTCGCGCTCGTGCTGCGATCGCCAAACCCGTTCGCGCAGTTCGCTGCATGGGCGCAGTTCGTCGCGGTCGTCTGCATCGCGCTTCTCATCCACGCATTGCATCCGGTGTTGTAGCGATGACTCCGGCCGAGAAGGAAGAGCGCGCCGAACGGATGCGCGCTCTTGGTGCGAAGGGCGGCAACTCGACGGCGCGCAAGCACGGGGCGGCATACATGAAGCAGCTCGGATCGCTTGGCGGCAAGGAAACTTCGCGTCGGATGCCGCGCAAGTGGTATTCGGAAATCGCGCACAAAGGCAACGTGAAGCTGGCCGAAATCATCGGCGCCGGAAAGGTGGTCATCGAATGAACTTTTTTTGGTTTCGCCTTTGGCACGGCGTTCGCGGTCATCACACGTCGATCACGACGCGCCGGGTGCTTGGTCATCGGGTCAAAGCTCTGCGGTGCTCGAATTGCGACGCGGAGCAACGCGATTGGTAACGATCGCCGAGGTTGCGTTTCTCGTGCTTGCCGGCGCCGCGCTCATTGTAGCGTTGGCGCTCTTTGCATTTTTTCTCATCATGGCGATGACGCAGTATTTCCGCGCGCTTGTATCGCTCATCAACTCCGCGGCGGAAGTGCAAGCGAAGGTTCCGACTCACGCGGATGCGTCGCCGTACCTTACAAGCGACGACTACGAGACGAGCGTCGACGACGAGCGCGACTTCACCACCAACGTGACTCCTGGCATCCCGTACGACGCGAACGACTTCGTTGGCGTCGCGAAGGCCGAACGCGAGGCGCGTACGCTCGACTTGCGAGACACGAACGCAAACGATGACTTTGACGACAATCCATTTATGAGGCAAGAAGATGGCAGCGCGTCCCGGACGTAAACAGCGCATCGATCAACTCATGGCCGAGAACCTTACGCTTCGTAAGCAACTCGCGGACCAACCGTTCTTGCCTGACGGGATGCCGCCCGGCGAGCTCGACCTTGGGATCGCATCCGACTTCCGCGATCAAATGGCGGCGATGGCGCTCGTTCGAAGCAACGGCCATGTGCGAACGGCGCTTGCATGGCTTGGTTGCGAAATGGAACACATGACGCCCAATCGGTGCCGCGAGTATGCCGAGACGCTATTCGGAAACGAGCGCGTGCAGAAAATCCTTAACGCGAAGCTCGGCCCGCTTTCCGAAGCCAAGGACGCGATCATGCGCCGGCAAATGGACCTCGCGCTCTTCGGCGAGCCGGAGCAGGCGACGCGCGCAGCGCAGTTCCTCGCCGGCATTTACGGCTGGAACGCGCCGAAGAAGTTGGACATCAAGCAGACCGGCTTGACGTTCCATCAGATCATGAGCAATCCAAACGTGGTGACGGATTACCTCTCAGGTATGCGCGAGCCGGGAGCTCCGATCGCCGTCACCTCGGAGGCGATGGATCCAGAGCACCAACTCATTGAGGGGCACATAATTGAGAACGAGCACGATTAGCATGGCCGAGTGCGCGGATCCCAAGTTTGATCGCACGATGGCGGTAATGATCGCCCGGTCACGTCGACAGTTAGGCGAGGCCGCGCGCGAATCGTGGTGCGAAAATTGCAAAGCGCATCACGTCGTCGACACCATCCACCCGTCGATTTCGGTATCCGACGTCGACCGAAAGATTCTGTTCTTCCTGGCGATGGGTCTATCGATGGAAATGATCGCCGATGCGGAGCTCAAGCAACTAACGAATCCGATGGTGCGCGCCCATGTGAATAAACTCATGCGGAGGTTCGGCACCCTCTCTCAAGCGAACCTCGTGGCGTGGGCGATTCACAACCGCATCATCGACGTATCATCTTTCTGCACGATCGAAGGGGACCAATTTGCAAACGCAGACCTATAACGACGCCCAGGTAAGCGAGAAGTCTCGCGAGACGTTCATGACCGCGCTCAAGCTCATGGACGAAGAATTGGCGAAGTCGCCCGGCTACAACACCGAAAAGCTGGAGGCGCTTGCCAACGTGGCATCGGCCGCGAGTAACGGCTTCTCGGAAGGCGACGCAGAAGAACCGGAGTCTTTTGGATAGCGATTTCGACGACGAGGGCGGAAAGCGGCCGAGAACGCCGTCGCAACGCCGTCGCGATCGTGCCGATGAAGCCGAACGCGGAACGTTTCGCAAACAACCGCTCGAGGTCACGCTCGCCGAAATGAATCGTATTACGCAGCGCGAAATTTCCGCGGCGTTTCGGTCTGCGGATTTGTTTTCGTATTTAAGGCAAAAGCGATGAACCAACCACTTCGAACGTAGCGGACGACAAGGCAGATGTATCTCGCCAACTCGCCCGCTTTCGCGACGATCCCCGGTACGCGATCGAGAACCTGTATAAGATTCAAGACCAACGCCGCCGGCTGCTCGACCTTCACTTCAACGAAGCGCAGTTCAAGTTGTATCGATTGGTGGGATGGTTCAAAGAGAACCATCTTCCCATTCGAATTATCATTCCCAAGTGCCGTCGCTCGGGCGTATCGACCGGTTGCGAATCGCTCATCTATCACGACACAACGCATTACCCGCGAACGAACTCTTTGATCGTTGCCAACCAATCGCAGCCTTCCGAGAACGTGCTAAAAATGTGTACGACGTTTTGGAAGAACACGCCGACCGCGCCGATCAACTTCCAGCCGAAGCTGCCGGCGTCGTATCGAAACAACCCGCCGCGCGACCGACTTGAATTCGAAGAGCTTGAATCGTTCATGTTCGTTGCGACCGCACGATCGATCGACCAATATCTTTCGTTCGGTTTTCAGAATATCCACGCAACGGAGGTTTCGTATTACAAAGACGGCGTGGATCTCTTCCGCGCGTTGTACCCGACGCTTTCGACTGATCCCCATTCGATGCTCTTCATGGAGTCCACACCGAATGGACAGACCGGACGCGGCGCTTTCTTCTTCGAACAGTGTATGGACGCGCACAACTCGCGCGGTACGCCCGGAGAGTACGGCGTAACCCGCCTGCTATTCATCCCGTGGCACGAAATGAAAATGTCGTTCCGCACGCATTTCGAGAGCGAGAAGAAGAAAGCGGCGTTTGCCGCGCAGCTACGTCCCGAAGAACGGGACGCAATCAAGCAATACGATTGCGACCTCGAGCAGTTGTTTTGGCGCCGGCGGATGCTCGCCGGCCCGCCGTTCAATAACGACCCGGAACTCTTCGATCAGGAGTATCCCTCGGACTTGGCGACGGCGTTTCTCTCGACCGGAACGAGCGTCTTTGGCCGCAAGCAAATCAAGCGGCTTATGTCGCGCGTCCGCCCGCCGCTGTGGGAGGGCGATATTTATTGGGGCGACTCGACGGAGAAGAATCTTCACGAGGCTCCGGGCGACGTCGTGCGCCGCTCGCGGTTGCTCACCCGCGGCGACGCGATCGCATCTCAGTTCCGATCGCACGTCAACGAGCGGACGTACAAGAATTTCAAGGTCTACTCGTGGGCGCAGAAGGGCGACGTGCTCGTGGTGACGGCCGACGTTGGCGGCGGCGACCCAGATACCCGGAACGGCGACTTCTCGACGATTCAGGTGTTGCGCCTAAACGCCTACGAGCAAGACGAGCAAATTATGGTTTGGAAGGGGCACCTCAACCCGCTTCTTTTCGGCGAAGTCATCAGCGCGCTTTGTTGGTATCTGTACCATCAAGTCGGAAGCGACGTCACGGCCCCGCTGCAAGCGGTGGAGTGGAACGGACCCGGCGTGCCGTGCAATCAATACATCGATCAGAAGCGGCTTTACTTCCACACCTATCGGTACGTCGCGCCGGGCGTTCACGGGCAACCAAAATCCAAGCATATCGGGTGGGAATCAAACGCGAAGACAAAGCCGATGATGGTCGAGTTTACGCGCCGCATGATCGATCAAGACTTGCTCGACGTGCCGGACTACGACACGGTTATCGAAATGGCGTCGTACAAAAAGATCGACGACTACGGCGACTCGTCTTCGTTCGGCGGATCCTCCGGCCGGCACGACGACCTTGTTTCCTCGCTCGAGATTGGGGCGGTTTTGCTCCGCACGCTGGCCGGCACCGGAGCGAATGTGCCCGCCATAAATATCAGCAACGACTCGGAAGACGAAGACGACGTGCCGTTCTCGCCCTTTGGAAACACCGACCCAGGCGACTTCTTCGCGCCGGACGACGGCGAAGAGGACGACGAATTAACATGGTATCAGCGCGCGTAGGAAATGGCTCCGCTGCAAAGAAGAGCGTAAGGCGCTCGGTGTGGAGAAGCTGGATATCTCGGCCTTAGCAGGCAGATCGCGGGTTTGAATCCCGCCACCGAACCGAATTCACGGAAGCCGTCGAGTAAATCTACTCGGCGGTTTCTCGTTCTTGGCCCATAGCATTAGGATGTGCCTACCTACGATGCAGTTTGTTCGGGCTGCGGCCTCGTTGAAATCACGCGTCCGATCGCGCGCTTCCGCGACCCGCTCGTATGCCCTGGTTGCGGCACGACCGCCGTGTTCAAGCCGTCCGTACCGAATTGCCGTATCGATGACCAAGTGAACGTAGGATCCGAACGACGCGACGGAACCGCCGGACAAAACCTCGGACTTCCCGGCGTTGGTGAAGGGCGCGATTATCGGCCGATCACCGGTCACGAGCTCGGATCAAACGGCTCCGCGCGCGAACGCGCAAAGCGCCACGGGCTTACTCCCGTCGATTCCGGCCGCTACCGCACGTTGGGATCGTAAACGATGGCCGTCGTCACGGAAGAGGCGTCTTGGAAGTTGACGCGTCACGACGAGCACGTTGGTCGCAATCAAGGGCTTCTACGCGAGCGTGACGACGAGCTCGACGACGACGACGAAAGCGACCTGACCGACAAAGAAAAAGCGGTCGTCGAAATTGCCCGTTACTGTATGGGCATCTACGAAGAGGGCGTGAAGGCGCGCGAGCCATTCGAGACGTTCGATATGGCGTGGGATATGTTCCAAGGCCGGTTCTTCCCATCGACCATGCCCAAGTATAAAGCGACGATCAACGTCAACAAAATCCGCGCGTTTATCATCTTCCTTGCTGCGGTCATGACCGATAACAAGCCGCGGATCACGGTAGACCCGCTTGTTTCTGGAACGGAAGAGGTTGCGCGACTCATCGGCAAGGTGGTCGATCGCGATTGGGACGACTTGCGTATGCAAGCGATCATCACGCAAGCGGTCATCTTTGGTCTTATCTGGGGGAACGGGTTCGTCAAGCTCGTCCACAACCCGCAGGCAAACAACGGCAAGGGCGCGCGCGAAGCGTACTCGATTCCGCCGTACCGGATATTTGCAAACCGAACCGCTCGCACGATCAAGGATGCTGAATACATCATCCACATCGAGGATCAAACGCTCGGGTGGATCGCGCGAAATTATCCGCGGAAAATCAATGTCTGCAAGAGGTACGCCGGCGCGCGCATCGGCGTAAAGAACGCAACTACGCGCGACCTGTTGCGCGATGGCGACAGCAACTCGTCGCAATCGATCGATTCCCCGCAGAATGTAAACAACGTCATCGTGCCGCCGGAAAAGACGCGCACGAAGGGCGGGTCGGAACTCGAGCAAGACGTCATCGAGGTGGGCGAGTTTTGGTTCCGCGACGACATTAGCGAACCGTATCAGCGACAAGTCCTCGAGCACGGCAAGCCCAAGATGAAGCAGGCGATCGACGAAGAGACGGGCCTGCCGAAAATCAAGATCGTCGCATACGATATGGCGATTTCGCCAATCGATGGGCAACCGTTCATGATGCCGCTCGTCGACAATGTGATGGAGCCCGTGATGGAGACGGCGTACCGGCTGAAGTATCCGAACGGCCGGCTCGTGGTAATGGCGGGGCCGATCGTGCTACGCGATATTCCAAACCCGTTCCAAACGGACGGCTTTCCGTTTGCCATGTGGCGTCCGCTCGACCTTGGAACGTTCTGGGGCGAGGGCGACGCGCTCAACCTCAAAGACCAAAATATCGCGATGGTGCGACTCGTTTCGCAACTCTACGACATCATCGAAAAAACGGGGAACCCGTCGTATAAGATCCTCAAAAACGCCGGCATCGATCCTCGCTCGATCAAAAACAAAGCCGGTCAACTGATTCCGCTCGACGATATGAGCGCGATGGCTCCGCTTGAGAAACCGCAGATTCCTGGCGAAATTGTCGAGCTCTTCAACTTGCTAAAGCAAACGATGGGCGAGACGGGCGGGCTGCAAGACTCGGTAATGGGTTCGCTCTCCGGCGGCAACACGGCGTTCGCGACGATCGATCAACTCCAAGAAAGCGGCGCGGCGCCGGTGCGTCTGAAGGTTCGCAACATGGAGGAAATGATTAACCGGATTGGCGAGCTCGACGTCGCGTTAATCCAGCAATTCGACACGGGCGATCGTCCGCTACGCGAGCGCGTCGAACAGCCGATCGTGCCGCCGGTGTTGGACGAAGACGGCGAAGAGGTGCCGGCGGTGCCGTCGCTCCCCGAAGCGCAAATCAAGTTCACGCCGTACACGCGCGAAGAGCTCCAGGGACCCGTGCAGTTTTCAATCGTGCCCGTTTCGTCGCTCTCGACGTCGCCGGCCGGAATGTGGAACCGTTACATGGCGCTTTTCAAGGATCACCTTATCGACGCGCAAGCGTTCCACGAGAAGTTCAAGCTCGAGGGATACCGTCAAATCCTTGCGCGTATGAAAGCCGAAGCAAGCGCCAAGGCGAACGCGAAGCAGAAGCCGGGACCGAAGCCTGGACCGGGAGCGCAGCGCACCGCGCGCAAAGGTCCGCAGCAACGATCGAACCTACCATCCCGCGCCGCGAACTCCGCGGTTCGCTAAAGGAGCCTGACCAATGGGAATGATGCCGCCGGGTGGTGGACCACCGCCGAACCCAGAAATGGGCGCCGCGCTCGCGCAAATGCTCGCCTCGCAGCCGCCGACGCAGCCGCCGCCGCCGATGGGCGCCATGCCGCCCGGCGCTTCGCCGACCGGAGCCCCGCCGCCAACCGGTATGGGCGCGATGGATCCAGGCGCCGGCGGAAAAGACTTGCGCTCGAAGGCGTCGGCCGTGATTATGGGCTTGCAAGACCTCAAAACCGGGATGCCCGCGATGGCTCCTCAGATCGATGCGTTCGTCGCGCAGATCATGGACGCCGCCGGCAAGCCGACCGATGGACCGAAGCCGCCGTCATCCGGTCACGCCTCGGAAATGCCGCCACCCCCCGGACCCGGAATGTGATTGGCGTTGCTTGGCGCGACGGCAAGGAATGGTTCTTTATCAAAGCGCCAAACTACCGACGCGCCAGCCACGCGCGAATCGATTTACTCACGAATCATTATCACGCGTTCGTGTTCGAAGCCGATTCGCTCGAGCACGCGCGCACACTCGTTTTCGATTTGAAAAAGGCGAAAGAAGCTCCGTTGCCAATCAAGCTGCGCCCGCGGGATGACGACGGCGCGCTAAACTGAGGTTTCCTTGCGGAGAGCAAAAATAACCGCCGGTGGTAGCTCACGGCGGTTGTTTTGCTTCCCGTGAAACACGAGCGAGCGCACGAGTAAATCTACTCGGTAGACATTCCTAGTTCGGTCGTATTGTGATGTCATCACTCGGAAAGGAGGGTTGAGACACAATGGCACGACGTAAGAAACGCTCGAAGCATCTCGCCGCGGGTTCCAAACGCGCAGCGCGTGGCCTTCGAAAAATGTCCGCGCGTGGCGGACGCAAAGGCAAACACTCCATGCACCGCGGCGGCAAACGCAAGGGCTCGCGCAAGGGCTCGCGACGTTCCCGCAAGGGTTAGTCGCTGAAATGGACGCACGGCGAATCTCACCCCTTCGCCGTGCGTTTATTGCTTGCCGTTGGAGAAAGTACGCATGACCGGACTGACCACGATTTCGAAACTGATCCCGCCCCCCAAGCCGAACGGATCGCCAAAAAGCGAATCCGATTCCTATTCCAATGATTTCGATTCCGTGTTTGGGAACCCCGAACGCGATCCATCGAGCGCCTTGTACGTCGGTCCGAAGTTGGATGATACCTCCGACACGAACCTCGACGCGCGCACGATCGAAGCAAACCCGGACGCCGCTTCCGCTGCGAAGGTCGCGGATCCGATTGTCGCAGCCAAGGATTCCGTCTCGGCCGACGCAACCGCCGCAAAAGACGCCGTTGCCGCCGATGATGTAAACGTGTCGGGCGGCGTTGACGTCGTTGCCGAGGCGATCGCCGCGGGCGACAAGGCCGCTCCCGCCGCTCCGGTTGCCGAGGACAAGCCCGCCGTCGAAGTCCCCGCCGTTGCAGAGGCGGTTGTTCCCGCCGTTACGCCGGCCGCGAAAACATACGCGCCGGATCAACAGTTCGAATTCGCCGAGGGCGTGGTCGCGACGCGCGCCGACGTCTTGAAGATGGCGAACGATTTCGGCACGTTGCAAGCCGAGGTGGAAACGAAGTATCGTCCGCTTGAGCAGCGCGCGACGATGCTTGAGAACGCGGCGACGACGTATTACGATACGTTCCAAATGGACGCGGCGACCGCGGCAAAACAGTGGGGGCCGCTTGTCAAAGAAATTCAGTCCGACCCGGAATTCGGGCAGTACCTCGAAGAGGCGATCGGGTATTTCAGAACCGTGGTCCGCGGAGAGAACCCGCTTCCGAAGGCCGCGGCCGCTCCCGCACCGGCGGCTCTACCGCCCGAAGTGCAGAAGCGTATGGAATACACGAATTCGCGCGTGGCGGAAATTGATCGTCGCGAAGCGATTGAAACGCTGAACGCGCAAGTCGCAACCGCGACCGCGCAGTACCCGCAGCTTGCGAATCCGGCGCTCCAACGCACGATCGCGCAGCTCGCGTACAACGGAAATCAAGCCTCCGGCGGGCGTTACAGCTACGTCGACGCCGTGCGTGACAACGCGGAATTGATCCGTGGGTACGCGGTCGCCGCAGTCGCGCAAGCCATTCCCACGCCGCCGGCGCCGCCGGCTCAAGAGGTTCCCGCGCTCAACGGTAGCGGCGGGGCGTCACCCAACGGGGCTCGTCGCCCTGCGCCACAGTACGACGGCGAAAGTGATTCGGTCGATGACTGGATCAAAAACCGCGCCGCGTACGGATACGCTTCATAGGAGCATAGACCGATATGCCATTCGTTTCTACCAACGAGCTTAACAGCTTTACCGAGCGGAACATCCGCAAAACTGCCGTCGATCAGCAGTATAACTCGGCGGCGATTCTTGCCATCATGAAGGCGAAGAACCGCATCGTCATCGAGAGTGGCGGGTCGATCATCACGCAGCCCATTCTCGTGCAGAAGAACACGACCGCGATTTCGTACAACGGCGCGGACGTTCTCCCGGCCTCGGCTCAGGAAGAATTCTCAAGCTACGAGCTCCCGTACAAGCAGGCCACCGCATCGGTCACGATCACGGGGCTCGACGAACTCCGCAATCGCGGGAAGCACGAGCAACTTTCGCTTGTGAAAAACAAGCAAGAGACGGCGCTTATGGCGCTCTTCGACCTGCTCGCGGGCTTCGTGTTCGCGGACGGCACCGGAAACGCCGGCAAAGATTGGGACGGATTCCTCGGCGCGATCAATAACGCCGCCGGCTTCCAAGTCTACCTCGGCATCGATCGCCTTGCGAACACGTTTTGGCAGGGCCAAGTGTTCGACCCCGGCACGCCCACGGCGCTCTCGGCTGCGAACATGATGACGTTGTTCATGCAGACCCGTATCGATACCGAAGTTATCGACGTGATTTCGGCGACAAATGCCGGCTATCAGCAGTATTGGAATCTTCTCACGCCCGGCGAACGGTACGTCGACGACACGCTCGCGAACATCGGGTTCGACAATATCGCCTTTCAAGGCAAACCGCTCGTCGTCGACTCGCACAATCCGGCCGGTTCAATGTTCTTCTGGAACCTCGACCATTGCCGCCTTGTGATTCATCGCGATCGCAATTTCAAATTCAACGGATTCAAAGAACCCGACTCGCAGGACATCATGATTGGTCGCTGGCTCGTGGCCGGCAACATGGAGTGCCGCAAACCCAAAGCCAATGGCGTTTACCGTTCGATCCTTAATGGCTAGGGATCAGCCCCGATAACGCGCTAAAAGCAAACAAACTCGACACGCAATCAGCGTAAGGAGAGCGACCAAAACGATCATGGCAAGTAAAAAAGAATCCGGCTCCAATAAGGGCTACGACAAAGCCAAAATGGCAAAAGTCGCCGACATCGTGACGGGCGCGAAAACGCTCGTGGATGGCACCTCGTACGAGAACGGCTATCCGATCACGATGGAGCATCACATCAACCGCAAGGGCGGATCCAAGAAAGGCTACGCAGACTAAATGGATATTCAGCAAGGCGTAGACCTTACCAAGAATTCGGCCGCGACGTGGCGCGTTACGGACGAATTCCGCGTGGTTCCAGCTCAGGTGATTCCGAAGGGCGCGCTCGTGCAAATGGCGTCCCTCGACAATCAACAGTGGCTCGACTATCGAACCGCATCGCTCGTCCCGGCTGGCGCGAACGCCGTCAAGCTCATCGGGCTTGTCTCGGAAGATTGGTCGGGCTTCGATGGCGTCGGCGGCACGAGTGCCCCCGGCGGCGTTCTTTCGCGCGGCACGGCCGTTCTGAAGGCGACGATCTACGGATACCACCCCTCGGCGCTCTTCGACAACACCGCGGGCGTGGCGATCGTGGACGGAACCGTGGTTCAATCCTCCGCCACGACCTCTGGGTACTTGCAAGGCGTCGCGGCTGGTGTAGCGGCTGCGGTCGTCGGCACGGCGGCTCTGCCGGCGGCGGGCTTCGGCTCGACGCTCGGCGTTGGCGCGCTTGTTGCGGCGACGCAAACCTTGACCATCGGCGGCGTGCCGGCGGCGGGCGACGTTTACAGCGTCGTCATTCAAGTCCCGTGGGCGAACACAACCGCCGCGATCCCCGCGGCGAACATCAGCGTGCTTCAAACGCGCACCATCACGAGCCCGCCGCTCACCGCCGCTCAAGCCGCTTCGGTGACGACGGCCGCGGCGCAAGAAGCAATCGTGCTCAACGCGGATCCGGTGTTCGCGAAATACTTCACCGCGACGGCGGCTCTTGGCGTCATCACGGTTGCGGTCAAAGCAACTTCGTGGAACGTGACGTTCCTAAGCGGCGCTCAAGCGCAAATTAGCGCGGCCGGCACGGTCGGAAACACCATCACGATCGCCGCATCGAAAACGGGCGCATCGACGTTCGTCGCCGGCGGCGCGACCTTTGCCGGCGGCGCGGGATTCGTCGGCACCGCTCCCGTCTACGTCGGCATCTTCTAATGGCGGATATGCTGGGTGCGACGATCGTCGAAGAGACGGCCGTCGAGCTAAACCGCCAATGCCGAATCGAACTCGGTCCGAATCGCACGACGCCGCTTGCGCTCTCCTGGAATCTCATGGGCAAAAAGACGGTGTTCGTGCTCTCTCCGGTGCAAGGCGGAAAACGTATGTGCGTTGTTCCGCTCGAGCGCGCGCAAGCGTGGTTCGGATTCTTCACACTTGAGAGAGCGATCGATCAAGAGCGCGATCCCAAGCGTAAGAATCTCTTGCTCAACACATATCGCGAAGAGCGCGAACGCGCGCTGAACACCTGGGGCGATTACCCGCGGCCCCGCAAACTTTCCGAGGGAACGGAACCCATCGGTCCGCACCGGTTCCCTGACGTCATTTGCACGGTCATCGAGCAAGACGGCACGGAGTGGGATCCCATTCGCCTCCACGAGCAGTATCGAATCGGCGACTTCGACACGCTGCAATTCAACGACCCGATCGCCGAACAGAACGCGGCGCTTCAATCCGAACGCGCGGAACGCTCGAAGCTGGATCTGGAACTTGCCGAAATGAAGGGCCAAATGAAGGCGCTTCTTGTCACCGTAGGAGGAGTAAAGAAATAATATGGCCGCATCTGCAAAACCGTGCCCGTCGTGCGACACGCTCGTAACCTGCACTGGTGAATACGACGTGCTCGAGGGCAGTTGTTCGACCTGCGGCGCGCTTGTCGAAATGCCGCACCCATCGTTGGGTACTCAGGCGGGCGTCAAGCCTTCTCTTGGGCCTAAACCGGAGCCGGTTGCCGAAGAAGAGCCGGTTTCCGCAGAGGAGCCGCTTCTCGAGGAAGAGCCGATCGTGGAGAACGAGCCGTTCTTCAAAGAGCCGAGCGTCCAAAAAGAGCCGTTCGTGGAAAACAAGCCATTCTTCGAGCCGCGCTCCACTGAGCCGCCGCTCTTTGAAGAGCAGAAAAAGCCGGAGTAGGTTATGCCAAAAAACGGAACCGGGTATACCGACTTCGGATTCAAGAAGCAACTCACGCGGGAGCAAAAAGATGCTCCCGGCGTGGTTTCCGGCATGACCCGGCGGATGCAACTTGACGACGGCGTGCGCCCTGGCGCCGATGTTTCGACGAAGAAAACGTCCAAGAATCGGGAATAGCGCATGGCGCTCTCGCTCGCAAATCTGCTGAACCTACACCTCTTCCTCGGGCGTGAAGACGGGGTGAACGCCGACCCGACGCAGGTGCCGACGGTTGCCGCAAACGGGACGTTCAACAACACCTTAATGACCTTAATGCTCAACAATGCCATTAAGGTTTTTTTGGCGCGTACGGGGCAAGCGCCGGAACTATCCGACAGGATCTTTTCGGCACCGATTACCGCGGGGCTCGACTACGCGCTTCCCTCTGACCTCACATCGCTTGCGCGCATCGAGTATTCGATCGGCGGCGCGGGTCCACCGCGTTTTTTGCGCGGGCTTGATTTTACGGCGTTCGACAATGAGACGAGCGGCGGGCTAGCCGTGACGTCCACCGGATACCCGTTCTTTTATCGGGAGCCATTTGCCGGTAAGATTCGCCTTTGGCCGCAACCCGCCGCCGGCAACGTGACGGCCGGCGACAAGATCACAATTTATTACTCGAGCAGCGGAAACACGCTAGTGAATCCGACCGACGTGCCGGGATTTCCGGAGCAGTTTCATTCCGCGCTCGTGGACTACGTTTTGATCAAGACGTGGCGCCGCAAGCAAGATATGTCACAATCCGACCTTTACCGCGATGACTTCGACCATCTTGTGCGCGAAGCGAAGGCGTATATCTTCAATCAAAATCGCAGTACCGAATATGCGGTGGGAGAAGACGTCGAAACCGTAGGAAGCATAAATGCGGGGTACTTCTAATGCCGTATCCCAGTCCGCAAGATAAATTCGTTCCGATCCCATTCGGGATGCTTCTCGACGAGTCGGTAAAGCCGAATAATTTCGGCGGGTTGCTCATCGCAGACAACGTTGTGTATCGGCGTTTCGGAACGGTCGGCAAGCGCGTCGGCGCGGGAACGTATGGAAACCCCGGCGCGATGGTTCCGGGAAACTTGCCAATAATCTCGGGCAAGCGATACTATCGCGGGCGACCATCCACGCTCGCGCAAATGGTCGTGCAATCCAACGATACGCTTTGGTCGGGCAACGATACGACCGGAGCGTTTACGTCGATCGGCGCGTTGCCGGCGGGATCGACTCCTGCGTTTTTTACGCAAGCGTATGACGGGAACGCGACAAACGCGGACGTGCTGATTTGCGCGTATGGTTCGGGTGCGCCGAAGAAGTATGACGGCACGACGCTCTCGCAGCTTTCAGCATCGATTCCAAACCTGTTTACGGGATGCGAGTTTTTCCACGAGCACGTCGCTTTTTGGGGCGACCCGGCAAACCCAGACACGCTCTACTTGACGGATATTGGCAACCCCGAAGGCTTCTCGTTCATGACGACGCAGGGCGGCTATCAGATTGGGCGCGGTGACGGCGACCCGTACATTCAAAATGCCACGGCGCTCGGCAATACGCTCTTCGTGCTCAAGCAGAGCTCGATTTATTCGCTCCAGGGGTTCTCGTTTTACACGGGCGAGTACGCGTTTTCGGTCGAGCCGGTGATTTCGAATATCGGA